GTGGTTCGGATATATCGGCTACCACAGTGACAACAACAGGCGATATTACGTCTGGAAGTAATGTTATTGCTACTGGAAGTATTACTTCTGATAGCATAGCAGCAAATGGTTCCATCTCTGGTGGGGCTATCAGTTCAACAGGTGCGATAACGTCTAATGGCGGTATTAATTCTGTTGGCAATGTGACTGTAACTGGAGCGTTAAGTGTGACAGATGCAGAAACAACTAGGTCAAACCTCGATGTCGATAGGGCAGGCGAGGCATTGGCATTCAGTATAGCCTTGGGTTAAACGAAAAGGAGAAAATCATGGCTGACGCAGCGAAAGCTACAATGGAAGTTACAGTCCTTCCAGATGAGATTGCAAAAACATTCTCAGCGACAATGACTGTTACACCTGAAGATGCAAACGACAAATGGTATTACAAGCTATCTTCGGTAAACAACACAAGTTCAGACCTTATTGCAGGGTCTTTTGTGGATTATACCGCAGTAGACAGTTCTACAGCGCCTACGGCTGTAGCAGGCACAGATAAAGTTAAGTTTCTATATATAAAAAATGTAGATGGAAACGGTGGCTCTATTTATGTTTGTTTTGACGCAGGAACGGCAACATCAACTCTTGGTGACGCTGTTACAATAGGTCCAAACGAGGCTTTTGCGGCACGTTTACCGAATACAACGGTTGCAGATGTTCACGCTATTTCATCAGCTTCAACTGTTGAGTGTGTTGTTTGCGCTTTGCTTGACGATATCTAGTAAGAGGTAAGCACATATGGCTAATACGTTTAAAAACTACACAGCGGCTTCAGTCGGTCAGTCTGAAGAAACTGTATATCAAGTGCCACAAGGCACAACGGCAGTGGTTATTGGATGTAATTTAGCCAATGTGCATACCGCTCAAGTAAAAATATCTGTCAAGGCTGCATATGTTCATTTGGTTAAAGATGTACCTTTGCCAAGTGGTGCGGCCTTGTCAGTTCTTGATGGAAAAGTTATTCTACAAGAAGGAAATACGGTCACGATAGAAAGTGACACAGATAAATCTGTTGACGTTATATTGAGTGTTCTGGAGCAAACATGAGCAAACAGAATGAGTTAGTTAATCTTGCAAGAACTGGTGCATCAGGCGGTGGTAATAAAAACCTTATAATCAATGGACAAATGACTATCGCCCAGAGAAGTACCGCAGCACACAATGAGGGTAATGGTTATTTTAGTTTAGATAGGTGGCGTCAACAAAAAGTTAATCAAGACCAATTTACATATAGTGTAGAACAAGTTAGTGACGCTCCTTCTGGATTTAGTAAGTCTTTAAGAGTTACAACTTCAACAGCAGAAACGGCTCTTGCTTCTGATGAATACAGTAGAATTTACCAATCTATAGAAGGTAATAATTTAGAAAGAATTGGTTTTGGTACTTCTGACGCTAAACCTACTACTCTTTCTTTTTGGGTAAAATCTAGCATTACTGGAAACTGGTCAGCTTCATTTTATGTTAATGATGCAAACGTAATTTATAGTCAGGCATACACAATTAACGCTGCTAATACTTGGGAGTATAAGACGATTACTTTTCCAGCCTATACTACTGCTGGCCCTAATATAGATAATACTCAGGGATCAATTATTGTCTTTGGTTTGTTTGCTGGAAGTGGTATAAATACTGCTACAACTAATTGGACTACATACTCTGTAGCTAATTTATTAGGTGGTCAGACTGCAAACCTTGGTGGTACATTAAATGCAAAGTGGCAGATTACTGGAGTTCAGTTGGAGGTTGGCGAAAAAGCTACGGATTTCGAACACGAAAATTATGGAACAACTTTAGCCAAGTGCCAGAGGTATTATTGGCAAGCCGTTGGTTCAGGGCCACATTATTATGCTACTCAATATTCTTCTGGTTATAGATTTGTACAAGTAGATTTTGGACAAGAAATGAGAGCAACCCCAACCGTTACAGTTTCATATGCTGCTGGTGCTAGTCTTACAAATTATTTACCGAATAGACAACATTGGAAAGCCTATCTTGCAGCGGCTTATAGCGTTGTCACTAGTTACAGAAGTGACAGTTTAAAATTCGATGCGGAGCTATAAATGAATATTACAAAAGCAAAACATAATAAATTTGAGGGTCAGGATACTGGTTGTGTAACAGCGACAATAGATGACGTAGAACTGCAAGTTCCAAAAGATACAGAAAATAGACACTGGGTAGCCATACAAGAATGGGTTGCAGACGGTAATACAATAGAGGAAGCTGACTGATGGCAGGGTATATAGGCGCAAATACTAGCTCAGTAACCAACAATCAAAATGCGGCTGAACGTAGAAAGAAATTTACGTTTACAGCTAACACAACTGCGCTTACTGGTTTAAGCTTTTTACCTAACAAAATACATATATTTCACAACGGAATACGCCTCGTAAAAGATACGGATTTCACAGAGGCGGCTGATGGACAGAGCGTCACTCTTATAAATGCCGCACAAGCAGGCGATGAAGTAGTAGCCGTTACGTTTGCGCAAAACCCTTCAACGGGTGGTTATTCTGATACAGATGTTGACGCACACTTATTAACGGCAGGCGTTACGCTTGATGCAACGAATGATAGGGTTGGCATGGGGGGCGTAACCTCACCAAGCATACCATTAGAAGTAAAAGGCCGTTCTGCGGATGGAAGATTTTTGCGTGGCTTGGATAATGGTGGAACAGATATGCTTGACTTTGGGCATAATGGTACTGAGGCTTTTATTGACGTCACTCATAGTGGTGGTGCATTTAGCGATTTAGCATTTAAAACTACTGGTGCAGAGCGTATGCGTATCCTTGCTGGTGGGGGTCTTACATTCAACGGAGATACCGCAGCCGACAACGCTTTGGACGATTATGAGCAAGGCACATTTAATTTTGAAATGGTTGGTTACTATGGCTCTCCAACACCTAAAGTACAGATACCTGCTCATTACACTAAAATCGGTAACACAGTTCATTTCTGGGCGCTTAAATCATCTATAAATAGTACTGGTTACTCAGGCAATATGTGGTTTACTGGATTACCTTTTACTGCACCAGCACCATACTCTATAGGCAATATTTCTTTATATTTTATAGGAACCTATACTGGTTACGGGCCACATACATTAATTTCTGGTGGTACTGTTTATGCATTATTGCATCAAAGTAATGCTTCTTCATGGAGCGCAGTCATGCACAACGTAGTTAGTTCGAATGGTGAAGTATATATGGCTGGAACATATAAAGTTTAAATAAGAGGAACTTAAAATGGCACTAACAGAAGAAACAATAGAAGATAAGGTTGAAATTGTTAGTAACAATGATTGGAAAGTAATCCAAGTCAGAGATGCAACGATTGTAAAGCGAGACGGTGTGGAAATAAGCCGTTCATTCCATAGGCACATTGTTATGCCAGATATAAGCGCAGATGATTTAGCGAATGAAAGTGCAGACGTACAAGCTTTTGCTGCACAAATTTTTACTGATGAAGTAAAGGCAGCGTATGCTGCACACCTTCAGTCAATGATTAGAGAATAGGTAAATTTTTTAATGGCAGGCTATATTGGAAGTACAGGCGAAACGCCCAGAGCTACCCAAACGCGAGATAGCTTTACCTGTGTTGGCGGTGAAACTTCATTCGCAACAGGTGGGTACAGCCCCAACTATGTTGACATATTTTTAAATGGCATAAAAATGCAATTGGGTACGGATGTACAAGCCACGAATGGTTCCGATGTAATTTTTGCCAGTGCTTGTTCAGCTTCGGACATTGTAGAGGTCATAGCATACAAAACCTTTGAAGTGGCAGGCGCAGTAGGCGGTGGAATGTTCAAGGGTGAGAACGGCACAACTGGCACAAGTGCAGGGGATATATTTAGAGTTAACGAGCAACAGCTAGACACAGATGTAGAAATTACATCAGCAGAAAACGCTAGTGCGACAGGCCCACTTACAGTGGCTTCTGGAACAACGCTTACAGTTAATGGGAACTTGGTGATTATATGAGTACGTTAGTAGTAGAAAATCTAAAGGGGCCAACGACAGGCGCTAATGCCAATAAGATTATCGTACCGTCTGGGCAAACTATAGACGCTAGTGCTGGAACGCTTGTGCCAAGTGCTAATCAAGTTGTGCAACATTTGTTTGCTGTACCAACAGCAGCAACTACCTTTACTACTGGTTCTTATACAGATGCTGCTGGTTTTTCAGTAACAATCACACCAAAGTACAATAATTCAAAAATACTCATTCGTGCTTGGGCTAAGGCAGAGCAATATAATGGGGGCGGTGGTGCTAACAATTCTGCACAAGATCATCGTTTGTTAAGAGACAGTACAGACATATATACCGCAAGTTGGCAAAACTATTTTAACCAGCAATCAGTGCCACATGATTTTTACCCGCCTTTTATTATGAATTATATAGACACGCCAAGTTCTACGTCTGCAATAACATATAAAATTCAAGGTAGAATATATGCTGGAACTCAAAGAGGTTGGATAATAAATAATGGTAATGGTGGTGCTACTAAAGCTTTAATGGAAGTCTTGGAGATCAAACAATGAGCATCCTGAAGGTAGACACCATAAACGAAAAGACTAGTGGTAATGGGGTGCAGATTGCAGGGCATGTTGTTCAGATGGTTAATACATCTTGGAATACTACAACAGCTATTACATCTCAAAGCGCTACAGCAATCACTGGAGCTTCTTTAGCAATAACTCCAAAGTTCAGCACCAGTAAAATTGTTTGTATGGTTAGTCTTTCGGTAAGAATAGGAGACTCGAATACTAGTTATTATAACGCTGGTTTTGAAATTTTAAGAGACTCAACTCAATTACAGACACTTCCTACAGATAATTCTGGTCCTTTTGAAATAGGTCATTACGACAGCACTCAAACTGGTGGAGAAGTTTGTATGAGATATGCAAATAATGTTGTAGATAGTCCATCAACAACGTCTGCTACTACTTACAGCGTCAAAGGCAAAATCTATGGTACGACAGGACCAACTCTAACTGTAAATGCAGGAGGTTCAAACGCTGGAAATACTAATGGACAGTCCTCAATTATATTAATGGAGATAGCCCAATGAGTTCTATCTTAAAAGTTGATGAAATACAGAACACTGGCGGTACTACTGGGTTAACCATAGACAGTAACGGTTTTGTTTTACCCAAGGCTGTAGCTTTCAGCGCACATAAGAATGGAACTAGTCAATCTATTAGCGGAGCCACATGGACAAAAATAACTTTTGGTACAGAAGAATATGATACAGCTAATCAATATGATGCCACTAATAGTAAGTTTCAACCAACAATAGCAGGATACTACCATGTTAATTGTTCGTTAGCTTGGTTTCAGGGTGCAAGTACTGCCGCATTATTTGCGTATTACAAAAACGGTTCGAATTTTAGAAACGGCTCATACATATACCATTCAGACCAATCATTAGACGATTACCAAGTAGAAAGTTCTACTATGGTTTATATGAATGGTTCGTCAGATTACCTTGAAATATATGCTTTTAACGTAGGAACTTCAAATGTAATTAGTGGAGCAAGTACTCAAGCTTTCTTTTCAGGGTTTTTAATCGGAGTTTAAAATGACAGATATAGCAACAGCACTAAACGAGTTGGAAATTACGGAGTGGGTTTTGCGTGGCGAACCTACTTCTGAAGCAGAGTTCAATGAAATGTTCCGCAAGGTGACAGGCGCAGACAGCAACGGCTCTGCCATAGAAAGTGACAATCCTGATGACTTTGGCACAACTTGGTCGGCAGTTTCAGCTAAGAAGACTGAGTTAACCAATGCAGAACCAATGCGCTTACTGCGTGAGGAGCGTAACCGTAGAATAGCAGAAACCGATTGGATGGGTAACTCTGACGTTACCATGTCTGATGCTTGGAAAACCTATCGTCAGGCTCTAAGAGACATTACAAACAGCGCAACTAGCTTAGACGATGTAACGTGGCCTACTAAACCATCTTGAGGTAACTAATGACTAAAGCCAGAGACATAGCAGACAACGCAGGCCAAGGCGGTGGCGGTGGTAAAAACGTTATAATTAATGGGGCTATGACAATAGCAAAACGTGGGGGTTCGTTTGCAAGTTTAACATCAGGTTATGCGTATACTCTTGATAGATTTGCTAGATATATACATTTAGCAGGAACTTGGACTATGAGTCAATCAACAGACACGCCCACTGGTCAAGGTTTTGC